GATTTTAAATCATGCCTGTCTACTACAATGATGGACTCGATGACCCGGTTCAATACGACCGGCAAGCGAGTTTCATTGGCGGGCAGATAAGCAACTTCCGCGAGAACCTCCTCAACGAGAGTCAGGCGGAGTCACTCAAAGACCTGAACACCGAAAAGAACGGCATCCTGAAATCCCGGCGCGGGTTCCATCGCTTTGCCGATTTGGTTGGGACGGTTCCCGGCACTGACACCGACACCCAAGGCTTGGCCTATTTTGATACAGACGCAAAAGAACAATTGGTTGCGTTTGTTGATGACGGCATATACGGCATTGATTCAAGCGGAACGATTGTCACGATTGGTTCGAGTAAGTTGACCGTGGGTCTTGTGCAAGCGGACAACTGCCAGGTGGCGGATAAGTTGTTTTACGCGAGTCATGTCACCAACAATCGAGTCGGCCAGGTGACATGGTCGGGTTCCGCATGGGAGGTGCGCGAAGTTCACGATGGGCCGACCAATTCCAGGTATTTGGTCAACAACGGTTTTAGAATCTTCGCAGTTCAGCCGAGCGACAACCAGGTTTATGTGTCGGACATTCTTCCGAGTGTGACCGGGGGAGTGGACTCATTGACCATCACCGATGGAGGCGCAACCTATTCGGCAGGCACACTCAGTGCGACTGGCGGAGGAGGATCAAGTTTTGCAGGAACTTACGGGGTGGACGGTAGCGGGGTAATTAACTCAGTTGTCATCACAAACGCAGGAACCGGTTACACCAGTTTGCCGACGATTGTCGTAAGTCACGCGGGAGATGGAAACGCAGACATCACCCCGGCATTCACAACCGTCTTCCCGGCTGCCAACGCATTCAAGGTTGGTTTGGGTGATCCGATCACCGGCCTGGCGACCTGGGTGGGGTTCAATCTGGTGGTGTTCTGCAAGAACAGTTGTTATGTGGTGGACACCAACCCGGTGCCTGCGACTGCGAGTCCAACCGTCCCGGCAGCTTCCACGTTCACCATCCGCACCATCTCGACATCGAACGGTTGTTTGAGTCATGGCTCGATTACCCAGGTCGGAGAGGATTTGTACTACCTCAGTCGGTCGGGGGTGCGCTCGATCCGCCGCACGATGGAGGAGAACATGATTTCATCTGATGTGGGTATAATCTCATATCCGATCCAGGATGTGATCGACCAGATCAACTGGGCGAAAGCAGATATTGCGACCGGAATCTGGTGGAACGGACGTTATCTTCTCAGCGTGCCTACCGGAGCGAGTTTAACCAACGACACCACCATCGTTTACAACACCAACACACAATCGTGGATGGGTGTGTGGCGCGGCGATGTGACGGTTGCTGCTGGGGTGGAGTCCAGTTACATCAACCCGACTGACTATGCGATAACCCAGTTCACCGGCGGGAAGCCGTTTTTGATTAGTCTGGATAAGATCGGCAACCCGCTTCAGTACCGAGATTTTGTGGAGGACATCAATCTTGTGGACACAGATTTCCAGGATCGTATAAGAACCGCAAGTGGGGTTGACGATGTTCGGATTAAAACCGGGGGAACCGGTTACTCGGCGGGAACATTAGGTGCGACAGGTGGAGGAGGTTCAAGTTTCGCAGGAACCTACACAGTGAGTGGCGGGGGGATTGATTCGGTTACGATAACCAACACCGGGAGTGCTTATACATCGGTGCCGACAATCACCACCAGTGACGCTGGTAACGGTGATGCGAATCTCGAGGCGTTTCGGTACATGGACACCGGTTGGGAGGCGACCACCCGAGCATTTACGTTTGGTGAGCAGATGACATCGAAAGATGTGGAGTTTGCTGAGTTCGAGTTTGACCAGAGCGATGCGGTCATCGACATCGGGGTGTTGTTGGACAACGAGGTGAATGACAATCTGGCGGATGAACTGGACACCGGTTCGGGTGAGTTACGATTGACGTTTACGCTCCCATCGACACTTGGCAGTGGTGCCGTTACGAGGTTCCGTTATTCGATGACGCAGTACCCGGAGTTCCGGGAGTTACAATTTAATTTTAAACAATCCGCCCAGGCGGGAACTGACAGCAAATACTTGGCGTTGAGATCCATCCATGCGGGTGGGTTTCTTAACAGTGTGGGGGTGGAATCATGAGCGAGTTCAAATCGAGCAATCCTGACCCGAAATTGATGCATCAAATTCTTTGGGATGTCGGGGGGAAAAACGAAGACGCTTATGCCTACATGGGTTTCTGGATAAAAGCGTGTCAGTTGATTGACGATTTGTTCGATGAGATTGAAGACTGGAAGAACGAAAACACATACGAGTTGGCGCAATTGCTACTGGTTGACATGCCGGGCAATTTGTTTTTTCACACGCACAAATTAGCATTGTTGCCGTTACACGTTACGGTTTTGAATGCTTGGCGCGACAGCAACGATTGGAAAGAGTCGGATGACAAACCGAGGAAACTTCACGCACTGGTAATGTGCGAACAGGTTTCCGACATTATAATTTTAGTTGCATACCTGAGTGGAGGATATGAACACATGAGAAAAGTTAGTATAAAAGTTCGGGAGCTATTTCTGAAGGAGGAGATCGTCTGATGGGAGGCTGGAAAGATTTATTTACACCAGATCCAGTCAAACCGATTGATGTCGGGGCGGCAGCACGCGAAGGCGTTGAGGCGGATGTCGGGACACTTGCTTTACGCAGGCTAATCGATTCCGCGTCCAGGATGGGAACCAAGATCACCTACACTGACATGGACGGTGTGGAGCAGGTTGCGGACTTTACGGGTCTGGGTGACGTTGACCGAAGCCGACAGGACTTGGATTTTTATGCGGAATCTGCCGACCGTTTCGCAAAAACGATGTTGGAGGTTCAGCGGAAGTACGGAAAAGATTACATCAAGCAACGTATCGAGGAATTGAAAGCGTCCGATCCCACCGGTTATGAGGTTCGGGAGTTACTTGGTGAATCAGCTAAATCCGACCTGGAACGTGGTTATAAACTGGCACCAGGTATGCGGCGTGAGGTGACAGAGGCCGAGCAGGCGGCGCAGTCCGCCCGGGGCAACATCCTGGGATCGGGTGCGGCTGCCGCCGAGGCGTTATCAGTTGGTGACGCGGCTTGGAGGATGCGCCAGCAACGATTGGCCAATGCCGCCAGTTTCTTGAGCGGCACAACACCGGTCGCTCAGTTCGGGCAGTTGAGCGGAGGTCAACAAGGTTCGAGTCCGTTTAACCCGATGGCGATGAACGTGGGCATCGGTCAGAATCCAAATGCGCCCAGTTGGGGTTTGCACTCAGCCACGTTGGATTACAACACCAGATGGTCAGCGGAACAGCAACGTGCGGGATTCATGCAAGGTCTGCTTGGAACAGCAATTGGCGCGGCGTCCGCCGGTATGGGTGGCGGCGGTGGTGGTGGCGGTTCGCAGATGTCACCGTCTCAGGCATACAACCAGATGTCCGATATATGGGGCTGCCATGTTGCCCGGGAGGTGTTTGGTGCGGACAACCCGGAGTGGTTGATGTTCTACGATTGGAAAGAACTTAAAGCCCCGGCGTGGTTCCGTAAGTTATACAATAGGTTCAGCGAACAGGTTGCCAGGTTTATCAGCAACAAACCGAGGCTGAAGAACATCATCCGAGGATGGATGAGGAGCAGGATAAAATGAGTGCAGCAAATTTTCTAGCGGGAATACGGGAAGGTCGGGCGATTATTCAGTCCAACGTCGATACTGCGTTGAAGAAGAAACGATTCGACGTACTGAAGATGCAGTTCGAGTTGGATAGTTCTCTCAAGCGACGAGAGATGAGTAATTTCAATTCTGCTCAAAAAGCGTTGGACGGGTTTTATCGTGATGTCGCCCCGATAACTCGCTTAACTGATCCCGATCAGTACGACAAATTTACAGCGGCGCAAATCAGGTATTTCCCGGACATAGCGTTAGATAAAACCGCAGTTAGTGCTTATGAGAAAGCGGTAACCCAGCTTAACGAACGAGCGTTTGGTCAGCAGGCAAACACGGAGCGGGCCGAGTTTGGGGCATTAGGAACTCGGTTTAGGAGATACTATCCGCTGAACGATCCCCCAATGATTGAACTCCCGGGTGGGGTTCAAAAAGTTGATATAGACAAGATGACCGAAATGGTGACTGTCGCCAAAGAGAAAGACGAGCAGGTGTCAAAACTGCGCGGGGTGGATTACACGCTTAAGGAGGAATGGAAAAAAGCATTCCCCGGGGAACCGTTCCCGACTATCGAGCTTGAACCGGTACCGGGCCAACCGGCACCCGACACACCGATCAAAGACAATGCGATGGCGAGGACGTTGTTACGTGATAGGACTGCCCGGTTGAAGAGGAAGGATGCGTTTGCGGCAGCCGAAACAGCAAGTGAGTCTAAATATCGCACAATCTTCGAGGAATGGAAACGAGACTCGGTTGAGAACGATGCGCTTGACCCGGAGAACCTGGAGGATCGGAAGAAGTTCAGGACATACCTGCACGACGAGGAGATCAGTGGGTTGATGGCGGAAGCCGGTCTGGAGGCATTCAAGTTGTCGGATAAGTTGATTCCCGATCTTGTTTCTGGTGGGTACGAGAACATGGCGAAGGTCACTGGCATGATCAACGACATGATCCGCG